GGAAGCAAAAAACTAGTTGATGGTTCAATTCGAAGGAGGTGTGGTTTCCTAATCTAACAAATGCCGAAGACAGTCAGACCCGAAAGCGAGAATTTGAACAAACGAAAAGAACAGACATCCTTAACCTACGGAGGTGGTATTATGACTAGCAAATAATCTAATAGGTCTCTGCTAGTGGGGAGGATCGTCGCGTCCCTCCCCATCCCAGACGACCAACCCACGGGAACCCCATGAAATTAGACGGATCAATACTCGAAGACCCTCTGAAGTTTGTAGCTGCTTGCTGGCCCGACATTCGGTTATACGAAAAACAGGCCGAAGTTTTGATGTCCATCAAGGACAACTATGAAACCACCGTTCATGCAGCAAACGAAGTCGGGAAGGATTTTACAGCTTCCCTAGCCGTCGTCTGGTTCTTTTGTTCCCGGTCCCCCTGCCGCGTGGTTACCAGTTCCTCCGGTGAAACCCAGCTCAAGACAATCCTATGGTCAGAGATTCGGGAAAGAATCGCAACGTCTGTGATTGATCTCGGGTTGGATCTTCAGACCCTAAAGATCACTAGGAAGTTCAATGGTAAGCCTGACGATCTGAGCTACGTTATCGGACACGTCACCAAAACGGTAGAGAACTTTCAAGGACATCACCTTCCTCACGACATTCCGCGTATCCTCGCTGTCTTCGATGAATGTTCTGGTATTGCCGACGAATTCCACACGGCTTGCGAATCGTGGGCACACCGGATTCTGAACATTGGGAACCCTATGAACACCCACAACTACTTCTATCGGAACGTAAAGGCCGGGGACGTGGAAGACCCCGCGGGACGTGGTGGGCTGTTGTCCAAGGTCATCCACATCTCAGCACTAGATAGCCCAAATGTCCAAGTAGGTATGATGAGAGAGGCGGCTGGCATTCCGGGTCCTCACCCCAACGTGCTTCCCGGTGTGCTGGCCTATGACGAATATATCCGGCGCTCCCAGCAGTGGGACAAAGTCAAGCGACATATTAGACTAAAGGGGCTGTTCTACACGGGAGAAAGCTCTCTCTGCTTCCCCACCGAATGGTTGGATAAATCTGAGAAGTCATGGAACAAACTCCACTCATCAGGATATGACCCGGACAATCTGAGGAAGTACCAGCCCGGCAGTCTGGCGATGGGCATCGATTGCGGAGCCGGACGTGATCTCAGTGTCTGGACAATTATCGACAGGCTGGGTGTTGTTTATCAATATGAACAAGTCACGCCAGACACTCACAAAATTACACAGAAGACTCTAGAACTGATGAACCGGTTCCAGATCAATCCAGCCCGTGTTTGCTTCGACGCTGGTGGAGGTGGTAAGCAAATCGTCGACCATATGAGGGCCAGAGATAGGTCCTTGTCTTCTATTCGCAGTATTAGTTTCGGAGGTTCCGCTACGCCTCCTCCTCAGAAGAAGGTCAAAGGACGTCACGCTCGTATCGAAGCCAAGGAGGAAGCGTGGGTCTATAAAAACAAAAGGGCTGAGATGCATGGAACCTTACGTAAATGGATGGACCCCTCCATTAACGCTATGCCTTTTGGAATTCCGTCTGAGCTTTACGTCTTACGGGAGGATCTTGCGGTACTTCCAATGTGGTTTGATAACGAAGGCAAGATGTTCCTTCCTCCCAAGGATTCCAATCCTGGGACCCGAGAAAATCCCGACGCCATAACGATCAAAAAACTCTTAGGACGATCACCGGACCGTGGTGATTCCCTAGTCCTTGCCGTAGAAGCTCTAGCCAGACTCACAAAACGCAAAGCCGGACCCATGCGTTAGACCGATACCCCTTCGAAAGGAACCAATATGGACACCAAACAATGTAAGAGTTGCAAGCATCGGTTCTCTCTTAGTTCCATTGGGGGTAAATGGATCCGCAAATGGTTCCACGTAAAGTGCCCAAAGTGCGAAGCTATGCTTGCCACGCAGACCTCATGGCCTTACCTACGACCTGTAACAAGTATTGATGAACTCGCTGGAACCTAACGAACAACGCTGGTATATTCAGCTTCGGTCGGGTCAGCCCGCATTCGTTTAGGAGTAGGCGGATGCGGGCATTTTCACTAAGGGGGATTCATGACGAAACGAAAAATAAGCTCTAAGAAAAAGCTAACGGTTAACGATGTTCGTCGAAGCGAAATTCTCGTAAACGAATACATAGCTAATGCTCTTTCTACCAGAACTGAACTTCTGTCCAGAATGATTGAACCCGAGGGCGGAAAAGACATCAACAAGGAGTGCGGTTATCCGGACTCGATCTCTGTGGCGGACTTTCAAGCCATGTATGATCGTGAAGGTCTCGGATCCCGTGTTGTTTCTATGTGGCCTGAGGAGTGTTGGGTACAGGATCCTTCTATTCAGGAAAATGCAGAAACAGCACAGACTGACTTCGAGCTCAAGTGGCAGCACTTAGAGGAGCGTTTCAATCTATATCATCATATGCATCAAGTGGACGAATTGTCTGGGATTGGTCAATTTGGTGTCATGTTCATCGGATTCAATGACGGTCTGGATTTGAGTCAACCCGTCAGAGGAATCCAACTTACGGGAGCAAGGACCGGTCAGCGTCAGGAAAACTTTGATCCGGAGTCACAATCCAACCCCTTGGCTATGACGTTTATCCGGACATTCAGCCAGTCCAGTGTCAAGGTGGAGAAGCTCGAGAAGGACATTAAATCTCCCCGGTACAATGAACCCGTCGAATACACCATTCAATTCGATGATGCCAAGAGCCATAGCCATCCGGTAGACGGCGGCAGCGGCAAAGGGGTCACGGTTCACTGGACCCGTGTAATTCACGTATCGGAGGACGGTCTTACCTTTTCTACTCCACGACAACAAAAAGTCTGGAACCGTTTACTAGACTGTCGCAAGCTCCTTGGAGGCAGTGCAGAGATGTTCTGGAAGGGGGCCTTTCCGGGGTATTCATTCGAAACTCATCCAGACCTCGGCGACGTGGAGTTGGATGTGGAGGGTATGAGAGAGGAGTTCAAATCTTTCTCTGAAGGTCTCACCCGTTACATGGCTTTATCTGGCATCACAGCCAAGTCCCTGTCCCCCCAAGTGGCAGAACCTACTCAGCATATCGAGATTCAGCTTCAATTGATCGGGCTCTCTATGAGGGTTCCATGGCGGCAGCTTATGGGATCCGAGCAGGGACGTCTGGCTTCTGACAGTGATCGTAAGTCTTTCGACAAGCGTATTATGCGCCGGCGTCGAAAACAACTCACCCCATGTCTGGTCAAACGGATGATCGACCGGCTGATCATCCTCGGAATCCTCCCAATTCCGGAACCTCCCACAACCGAAACAGAAGAGAACTGTGCTGAGCAGGTTGGGGGCTTTTTCTATAAGGTGGTCTGGCCAGAAATTGAGCAGGAGTCTCAGTTAGAAAAAGCCAACGTTGGTAAGGTAATCGTCGATGTTATTTCTCGTTACCTCCAGTCAGACGCCGTTCAGTTAATCTCTGAACAGGATCTTTTAGTCCGAGTGTTGGGCTATTCCAAGGAAGAAGCTGACGAAATTATTCAAAATGCCGTAGGTCTATTGCAGTTGGTTGATCCTGTTCGAGAAGCTAATCGTCAATTCGATTTGGCCCAAAGCGCTTTAGACAGACAAGAAAACGAAAGGGACGAAGACGACGAAGGAGGGGACAGTACAGGTGAGCGAGGACCACAAGACAACCCTGACAGGTAACATATCGTTAAGGGACGCGAGAAGCCGAATCCGGCCCATTTCAAGCGACCCTACGAGGACCACGGCAATACAACGCCGCTACTTAGTCGACATGACGAGGAGGTTTAACAACCTCGTAAGGAATGCTCGTACCTTGATCGTGACTGAAAATGCGTTTGGTCCGATTGAACCTTTCGTAATCAACACTCGCTTTGCTTTTGAAACGGACCCGCGTAAAATAGCGCTGTTCCAAGCATGGCTGGCAGAACAGATCAGAACCAATGTTCTGGAGATTGTGCCGGGTTCTCCACCGTGGACAGATCAATATATCCGCAGTACATACAATAGGGCGACAACACGAGCTTTTTCTGCTACCCGTCGTGGTTCCCGTAGCCGGTCAGGACCATTCGGAGGAACACAAGAGGAATTTCTTCGAGCATCCTTTTCAAGTGAAGTGGTCCTAGAGCGTGTTCAGATCCTGTCAACTCGAGCTTTCCAGAATTTGCAGGGGATCACAGACGCTATCTCTAGGGAACTTAGTACCATATTCGCCGACGGGATATCTCAGGGACAAAGCCCGAACACCATAGCCCGAAACATTTCTACCCGTATTGATTCTATTACTCGGGTTCGGGCAGTCCGACTTGCCAGAACAGAGATCATTCATGCCTTCTCCGAAGCTTCCTTAGATACGTATGAACGGCTAGGGGTTACGCAGGTAGGAGTACAGGCTGAATGGGCCACTGCCGGAGACGATAGAGTCTGTCCTCAGTGTGAACCGCTCAATGGGGCAGTGTTCCCCATACAGGAAGCCCGTGGGTTAATCCCACTTCATCCACAATGTCGGTGCGCTTGGCTTCCTTTTTTCGAAACAGCACCGCGAACCTAGGAGAATTAGATGGATCAGCTCAAGAAGCTAGTAAAGTTGACAAGTCCCAAGAGTCCCGGCGTAGGGGCAGCCTTCGGCAAATTGAAACTGGGGGAGCTATCAGTTCACGAATTCCTCAAACAATTCGTCCCACCGGAACCATGCAAGCAATCTGCATTATTAGGGGACCTTCTGAACAAGTTGGGGAAAGACGGAATGGTGACAATCCTCCCGTCGGATAAGGGATTCGAGTTCGAGGTGACGGTAGCTACGGACGAAGGACTCCGAGAGGGTTCTGTAAAGGGAGTCATCTTTGAGCAAGCTCTTAAAGAGGCCATTGCTTTTGCTTCCAATCCTCCTCCTAAGAAGAAGCCTAGGAAACCCAAGCCCAAAAAGAAATCTCCTGAGAACGACGACAAAGAGAACAAATAGGGATTAGGTCGGCGTGGATCGTATGTCTTTGCATATCTTGAATTACCGTGTAGGGTAAAGATTCTAACTAACCGGGAGACCAACTAAAAGGAGCCTCCCCGTGACAAGATACAGCAAACAGCGTATAGAATCGATGACCGAACCACAAACTAAAAATCCCATCTTCTTAATCCTCTACCCACTAATTTTGATTGGATTGGTGGTTGGAGGTCTTTTTGCATACGGTGAATATGAGAACCAGCAGTTTCTCAAAGCCGAACAAAACTATGAGCTGGTTCAGGTTGCTAACTACGCTGGTCCCTCCGCAGAAGTGGATGGAGAGCCCGTCCTGACTTATGAATGGAGACGGAAAAAGGATCGGGACAGGAGAAGGCCCGAAACCAACAGTGACTCCCTCCCGAAGCCCGAGACAGTGAAACCACCCCGACGCCGGGAAAGGATTCTGTTCAATCCGAACAGGAAGAGACTGGTTGACGGTTCCAGATTTAAGGCCGTGGGACAGGGATTGATGTGGCTGGCCGGGGGTTTGTTACTTCTTTCTATGGTGGGACTTCACATCAAAACGAAATGGATAGGGTGATATGAACAAAATTCTGGGAATCGACAGAAGAGTATTTTACTGGGCAGTGGGACTCCTTGGCTGTGGTGGGGTTATGTTCATGGCCCTAGTTGCCGCTGTGGTTTTTTACTTCGTGTTCTTCCACTACGCTTCTGAACCACGGCTAGAAGACGGTGGACGTCCTCCCGTAGTCGTCATCGATGAGAAGGAAGAAAATGCCGCGGAACACTTCATTGAGAATTACCGTACCGGTCTAGGAACCATCTACCGCAACGCCGGGGACAAGGCTGACGCTGGAGAATTTTCAGATATCGTGGAAGCTAGAGCCTATATTAAGGGGGAGATAGATCCCATGCATACTAAGTCTTTCGCTAAAATGAAAAGCAGGCTCAACCAACTTAACGGCTCTGGTTGGTCGAATTCCAACGCTGCTGCCGTATTCGACAATTTTTCTGAGGGACTTTTAAAATGAGTTTAGCGACCATGCGTCATATCCCGGTAAGCGAGCTCCCAGTAGGGGCAACCGGATATAAAAAGGCTAGTGAGGAACAGGTACTTAACACTCTGGCAGATGACAAATCCATCCAGATTATCGAAGCCACCGACTTCCTTAAGCAAATCGTTGTGCCGGGGACATATTCCCTACCACGTTCGCTAAATACGCTGAGTTGGTGGAAGGTCTTCAATCAAGGAGCTATTGGCTCTTGTCTTGGTTCCTCTGATTCACAGACAGCAACCGGCGTATACTGGCTCAAAACTGGCAAGGTCATTGAGTTTTGCAAATTCGGCCACTACTTAGCCATCCAGTTGATGGCTGACTTAAAAGGCTGCCGTCCTCTGTCCATTGGAAAAGACCAAGGATCCATTCCTTCGTTTGCTTTGATCGTGGCTGCCAAATGGGGTTACTGTCCTGAAGTCTGGGATCAAGCTCTGGAAGAGATGTTCGTCGCTGCATACGGTTCGGCTTCCGGTTATAAGAATGGACAGCCACTGGCACCGCCTTACCCACGAAACTACGCAGATGGTCTCCGAGCTTACGGTCCTTGGCTTCAAGACTTGAAGAACCCGAACAGTCAGCTGCGCAAAGTCATGGCCATGTTCCGGATGGACAAATACATCCGCATCACAAAGACGGAACACATCCTCAAAGCGAAACGGGCCGGTATTGGATTTATCCAACAGTCTTCGCTATGGCACAAGTCTTTCGATTCCCATGCTACACGTATCGACGATTTCGGTGGGCCGGGCTCTGGTCCTCATTCTGGTGGTCATGCTTATCAAGTCATGGACATTACGCCAGACGACGAATTTATCATCGGAAACACATGGGGTCCGGGCAACGCACAAGGCGATACACACTCAACCCAAGGGTGGGGAGATGAAGGTGCCAAGGTAGCTTCTCAGCAAGCTGAACAGGCCATCATCGATGACCCAATGACTCTAGTCTACCTGAAAACAGATATGGAGTATGTAAAGACGGCCCCACAAGGCCCCCGTGAAATTCCAATCGAAAAAGACGACTGGACTTAATCAAAAATATCGTTGCTGTACGAAAACCCAAACCTTATTTGAAGAGAGAACGATGAGACAACTAATCCCCTTATTAATTCTGATGGTTCTGGCCGTAGGCTGCCAGCCAGCGAAGTCCGTCCCGGTTACGATGATCGATTGGAACGAAGAGATTCGAGTCATTCACGACACTAAGCAACTGGCCACTTCGAACAAGGCTGCGATTGATGTGCTGATGAGCGCTCGGAAGATTCCTCAAGCCCTCGAACCCAAATCTAGTATGATTACGAATGCTGCCTTCTTTCAGGAACTAGTGAACGATCCAGTCTCGGAAATTCCGGTGATCGAGGATCCGGCGCCGGGGAAGGTAGAATCTGCACCTATCAAGGAACCAGCAATTGTGGAGACGCCTACCGTTCCGGAGGTTCCGTATTCAGCCCCCTCCATACCTGTCGCTTCGTCTGTAAAGCGATATTCCACCGGGAAGCCAACATACGGCGCAGCCAGACAAACGAACGTGAGAACGGAAACTCGGACGCGAAAGGAAAAGCGCGAAATCTTAGTCGATGTTCCCTACGAGGTGAAGATTCCGGTGTACTCCCGTCCAAAGTTTAAGACGGTAGTCGAAGAGTACGATGAACCCGTTCAGGTCAAAGAGACCGTAATGGTGTCCAAGACAGTGATGGTTCCTCAGGAAGTCACGAAAACCGTAATGCAGAAAAAGAGAAAAGTTTCTCAGGTTCCGGATGGCATGGAAGAGGTTGCGGCCCCTACATCGACCTATTCGACGGCCCCTACATCGACCTATTCGACGGTACCAGAATCAGAAATTTCTTACGCTTCCGAATCTGTCAGGACGTCGGAAGCCTACGTTTCTCAGCCTGACTATGTCGCCCCTACATACGCAAGCCCACCGGTAATAGTTAAACAGGAAAGGTTCCCTCCTGTTTACGCCACGTCTCCCATCTACGCCTCTGCTCCGATAATAACTCCTCGGCAGGAAAAAAGATTCAGTACGCCGATCAGGACCCGGTTCTCAGGCGGCTCTAAACAAAGAAACTGCACCAACGGAAACTGTCGCTAGTTTTTCTGATTCCAAGTCTAGCCGTTTCGATGGCTAGGCGTTATTATCCTCCCTAGGAACACAAAACCATGGCATTTCAAACAATAGTAATCAACTTCGCTCCCGGATCTCACACCCGTACCGAGATCATGGATGGGAAGTCGTATCTAGTGGCCCCGGTTGCTATGCTAAAAGAAGGCGTGGTCAAGGGCTCTGGTGGAGCTCTGTTTTATTCTGCTAATGAACTCCGGAAAACACCGGAGTCATGGAATATGAAGCCGCTGGTCGTTTACCATCCGAAACAAAACGGAGCGCATATTAGTGCTTGTACTCCAGAGGTGATCGAATCGCAGGGTGTCGGTTTGATCATGAATACCACATACGATACCAAGCTTCGTGGAGAGGCTTGGTTCGATATTGAAAAAACCCGTAAAGTAGATGAGCGTGTTCTCTCTGCACTAGAAAACGGGGATTTGATGGAAGTCTCCACTGGTCTGTGGTCAGACAACGAAGAATCCGAAGGTACTTTCGGCGTGAATAACGAACCGTATACAGCCATTGCCCGGAACTTTCGGCCTGACCACTTGGCAATTTTGCCAGACCAAATCGGAGCCTTTTCAGTTGAACAGGGCGGGGGTTTGTTCCAAGTGAATGCCCTCTCCCATAGTGACACCCGTGGACGTTTGATGCAACTTATCAACGAACGTCACGGGGAAGACGCTTGGGTGGTTGATGTATTTGAAGGGTTCTTCGTCTTCGCAGACGGCAGGCGACTCTTCCGTCTCAACTACACAAGCACGGACGATGTTATATCTATCACTGAAGCTCCGCCAGAAGCGGTGGTGTCTCAGACCCTTTATCGAACCATCGACGGAACCATGATAGGTAACTCGACGGTCAAACCCAATTTCTCAAAACCGGAGAGTAAAACAGTGAAAGTTAAACCAGAAGTTAAGAAGATCGTCGATGGCCTGATTGCCAACGAAGACCTCAGCTGGTCCGAAACTCAACGTGAGTTTCTTGAAAAACAGGAGGTCAAGTTCTTGGAAGGATTGACGGTTAACGCTGCACCTGCAGAGCCAACCAAGGTTGAACCAGAGCCAACCAAGGTCGAGCCGTCGAAGAATGACACGAAGCCAGTCAATCCTGATGACCCAACCGTCAACAGCGTCCCGGCGAAGACCGTTGACGAATACATCTCTACGGCTCCTGTTGGGATGCAAGATGTTCTTCGTCGCGGCGTGGCAGCCCACGAAAAGGAGATCTCCGATCTGGTCTCTGTTATCACAGCCAACGAAGAGAATCAGTTCGAAGAGAAAGAACTTCGAGCTATGCCTCACGAAACATTGTCGAAGATGGCGATGCTGGCCAACCAAAAACAACCGGCACCGGCTCCTGGCGACGATGACGACGAGGACACGTCTTTCTTGCCTCCTATGTATCAAGGACAAGGGCAAGGTAATGCTCAGCTGGCAGCAAACAGTGCTCAGGGAAGCGACGAGCTTCCGATGGTCATGCAGCCAATGATTCTCGACCCTAAGTAAACCACCCTCCCCGACTTACAGTTTTAACTAACTTTCACAACCTAACAACATAACCTACGGATATTCGAGATGAGAAACATCAACACAATTGTTCTGAAGGGTGGGAATCACCACGAGGAGCACAAGGCCGGCTCAAATGACATTCGTCCCGGGATGAGTGTCACAATCGACGCGGACAACCGTTGCAGACCGGCGGAGGACACATCTCAGGGCATGTACTTCGCCAAAGAAGATGCTCTGCAAGGCAGGACAATCGACGACCTCTACCTTCCCGAGGACATTGTTTTCCTTTACCGTCCGAATGAGGGCGATCACATTCACATCCTTGTCGCCAGCGGTCAGACGGTTAATGTCGGAGACCTTGGAACCATCCTTGAAGGAAAGGGCGTCGTTGAGGATACTCCAGATTTTCAGTATCTTGAAGCTTCTGATGGTGCTCTGACTAAGGACACACACCTCAAAGCACGAATTTTGGGGAGCAACTAGGCACTAGTTAACTTCACCCAACCCGACCAACTATCCTAGTTTTATTCGAAACACTCAACAAAAGAGAAACAATGAACAACTTCATTCTTAATGGAAATGCAAGCGGGGAAGTCGCCGCTTCACTAGCTCAGGCTGGCTACGATCCGGGGGCATTCCGTCCGTGGAAGGGTCGTGATGGAAAGTCGTATGTCACACTGGTCAAACGTGACCGTCGTGGAGATCCTATCCTCCACGACTCCTATTCTGCCAACGAAATGGCAAAAAAACGAGGTCTGACCTTGAACGCCGCTCAGTTGGATAGCATGGTCGGAACACCCATCCGGCAGAACTATCTGTCTGCAAACGCCGCCACGCTGACCCGTGACGCGTGGAAGCAGTTAGACACAGCAGTGATCACTCAGGCCCGTCCAGTTCTTCAGGCTTGGAATGACCTTGCTGCCGCAAACTCCTTTACTATTCCTGATGGCATGGGCAAAACTGTCCTCGAGTATCAGGACATGACGGACATCGGACCGGCGACGGTCAGCATGGACGGTTTGCGTGAAGGTGATTCGGACCGTCCTGTTTTCGATCTGAAAGGTTTGCCCCTTCCGATCACCCACAAGGACTTTCATTTCTCTGAGCGTCAAATCCGTGTAAGCCGATCGGGTAACATGCCTGTCGACACAACCAACGCTGGGCTTGCTGGACGCAAGGTAGCGGAGGAAATCGAGTTGACGACTCTTGGAATTAGCGAACAGATGGTTCGTTATGCCGGTTATGATACTTACGGGTATCTGAACTTTCCGGCACGGCTGACTTACCAAATCACCGCTCCAACAGCAGCGGGTTATACCCCGGAAGACACCAAAAACGATGTCCTTCGGATGAAGCAACTCGCCAAGGACAATTATCACAACGGCCCATACCGCCTGTATGTGTCTTCTGCGTGGGATCAGTACATGGACGACGACTACAAGAATGAAAGAGGAGACACTCTCCGAAATCGTCTTGAGCGAATCGATCGTGTGTCTTCTCCGACGACACTGGACTTCCTCCCCGGCTTTTCCATGATTCTGATTCAGCAGACTCCAGAAGTAGCTCGGGCCGTCACAGCGATGTCTCTGACGACTCTGCAATGGCCTACCAAGGGCGGAATGCAGCAAAACTTCAAGGTTATGGCTATTATGGTTCCTCAGCTTCGTGCTGACGCCGTTGGTCAAACCGGTATCGTTCACGGCGCTCCTTAATTTAAAGGAAAGCCGAATCAGTTAGGGGGGCGTTTGCGTACGTCCCCCTATTTTCTATTACACAGAACCTCTCATGGAGACTAGAAGACATGGCCAAGATGAAACAATGGGAACTGCTTCCCAATGCGGCGAAGCATGAACTCAAAGACGGAACGATCGTACTACCGGGTGAGGTAGTTGAATCCGAATCCGATTTGGCAAAACAATTCGTCGGCAAGTTCATCGAATATGGCGTTGAAAAGGTCAAGCCAGTCGTGAACAAAAAGCCCGTGAACGCTCACGATGTTGACGTTCATGAGGAGGAACACAAGAAAACCTCCAAGAAAACATCCAAGAAAACCTCCAAAGAAGCGGAAGTCGACGAAGAGCCGGAAGTCGACGAAGACGAAGAGGAGGAAGTCGAAATCGAAAACCTAGTCGAAGATTTCGGACAGGAAGCGGCTGATGCCGGTCTAGTCGTGATCAAAGAAGGTCGTAAGTTTGTCACCACTGACAATCTTGGAAATCGGATTGGTGGGGACGATCCCCTGACAAAGACGAAGACCAAGAAGGCTATCGCAGCCTTTCTCGAAGAAGAAGAAGACGGAGAAGAAGAAGACTAAGTCTCCACGAGATCCTAACAAGTATTTTGATGTCTGTTTAAGAGGATGAATTTTATTATGGCCGAATTTGCAGATATCTCAGTAGGCACTGAGTGGACGAATATTCTGGTGGGGATCGAAACAGTCCCCACCTCCTTCACGATCCAAAACAAAGGGTTCCCTGACGTTATTCTAGCGACGGGAGCTGAACCTCCTGCCACGTCCACAGATGGTTATGTTTTGAAGCAAGGACAGTCAGAAGATTATTCCGACGAAACCATCATTTGGGCTCGGACCCGTTCCAACGTTGTTCACACTGGCACTTTGTATATAGGGAGCATCGTTTAGCATGGGACATCGCAGAGAAACAGGAGGCGGCTCTGGAGCAGGTCCCGGATTAACAGCCGCTCAACAGGCTCAATTGGATGCAGCGTCTGCTAATACGGCTGCCATTCAGGCATTGCAGAATTCAGACTTGGCCGCTATTGTCCCAACGATGGGAGACCGTCCAGCAGCAGCCGATCAAATAGAAAATTTTATTGTCCGCACCGAGTCTAATGGCTTGCAGTGGCGGGTTGTCGATGGCGAGTACGATCCGGAGCCAGTGACTTACAGCTCCTATGGAGGGACGGTTCCGACAGAAACCATCGTTGGACAACGACATCATTTCCCTAATGGCAATGTAACACTATTCACCGCACTAGGTCCACAAGACGTCACCTCCTCACAAGGACCGCAGGGAGAACCCGGTAGCAACAGAGCTATTGATTTACTGTTCGATGACTCGATCAACTATGCTGGAGACATTGGCAACAGTGCGAATGTTGACTTGGCCAGTGCTTATACTCACATCTTCGATATCACTGAAAGTGTTGTCCTAACGGCCATGGGCTGGAAAGAAGGTGCTAGTTTTACAATAGATTTAATTAACTCTACAACAACTAGTAAAGGTCTTAATTGGTCGGGGTTTGATTTCATTGGACATACTCCTGTGACTATTAAACCAGACAAACGCCATGTCTATACAGGAAAATGTATTCTGGCAAATGACGGCGTGACTCAACTTTATCAAATAGGACTAGTAGGCACTGAGGGTTCAATATGAAATCCCTTCTTGGTATGATGGATTCAGCAGGCTTTTTAAATGAAGGTCTTGTCGGTTGGTGGTGCCCTACTTTGGACCCCACACCTGACACTGGTGTTTTGACTGATTTGTCTGGAAACGGCAATCATGGGTCTTTGGTAAATATGGATCCCAATGTTGTTTGGGTTCCGGACGGCGATGGACTCTCCCTAGATTTTGATGGAGGGGATTCCTATGTTGAGATTCCTCACTCAGATAAATTTAATTTTGTACCGGGATTTACAGTATCATTTCACGTGTATCTCCGAACTATAACAAGTGGCAATTCAGGTTTTATATCTAAATGGACAGTCCATTCAGAGGGCTGGAGAATAGACAACGGACGCGATCGTTATCGCCTTGCAAATTTCAACGCGAACAACAGTGCAGTAGAAGTGAGAACTTTTTATGCTCCAGTGTTTAATGTCTGGACACATATCGCAGTTACTTTCGATGATCAATATAGGAGACTTTTCAGAAATGGTAAATTTGAATCAGAAATTGCAAATCCCAGTTCTCATAGAAATACACTCCCATTGTTCATAGGAAGAACTCTTAGAAACTTGGAAGTCGACGCTTTGATGGATGATATTCGGATATATGATCGGGCGCTGACCCCAGACGAAATCTTACTACTATCATCAGAGCGTGGGATATGAAAGCTATAATCTTCGAAGATAAAATCGTGACCGTTTGGCCATCCGGTTTTGGCAGAGCAACTATCTCCGGTTCCAGATTTGGTCATCTCGGACCATTCCCTGAAGGCGTTTCGGTTATTGATGTTCAAGATATAGAAACAAAAAAACCTGAAGGCAATTATATACCAAGCTGGTCTGATCCAGTCTATGCTGATGGTTCCGTCAGGCGTGAACAAATATGGACCGAAGGTTTAGACCCAACTCCCGAGGAATTACATAATAGCCGATTAAGCGAAGGTATAGAGTGGGAGGGCAAGCAGTATCCTTGCCTAAAAAAAGATCGGGATGGTCTCAATGGTGTGATCGCTGGTTTTAATACAGCAGATAAATTATTTCAAAAGTGGATCGTCGACAACGGTCCTCCTACAACACCTGAAGAGACACAACGGATGGTACTGACAGGAGCTATACCTCCTGAGCATAGATTCACTGAATTTCAATGGAGTAATGGTGATTTTCTAACGCTAGACGAGGCTTCAGCAGTCGCTATTGCTGGAAAGATGTCAATACTTGTTAGTAAATCTTTCATTCAATTAAAGAGTGATTCAGGTATGAGCGAATGATGTTGTTTAGTGTTTTGGTTGTACTGAATTGCATTCAACTTGTGCTAACGGTATTCGCTTTAGTTAGTCGTTATGTCATCGGTGAAGGATCTCATCAAGTCCAACTAAGAAACATTGAACTAAAACAAAAACTTCGAAAAGCCAATGAAGATTTAGAAGCGTTTGGTAATTATTTGACAACTGGTAGTTCAGATATTAGTGATTCAATTGTCCAAGAGATGAAAATAGATGGCTTCAAGAACATTAGAGATGCTGAATAACGAACCGTTGAATACTCCCAAGGATTACGATGGAGTAATGTTTCAGGTTATTCTTCAAGATGGAATAAGGCAATGGTCGAGGGTTGGAGGCGTCGATAGCAACGCCGACGTAGAAGCCAACACGGCAGCAATTCTTACCAAAGTTGACCAAGATATTTACGACTCTTACATTTCTAAAGCGTCGACGGATCTTGAGCGTTTAGCTCTACAGACGTCATTACAAGCCCAAATAGATTCTAAGCCAGATTTGTCAATTGTCTCCATCTTGCCGTTGGATTCATGGCCACGGGAGATCACTTGGTCAGATGGAAACAAGAGCCCATTCGAAGAACCTGTCGTGCCATCCGAACAGTCTCCTGAAGTACTCGAAACTTGGTTCCCTGATGGCAATGTTGACGAAACCACTGCCGGGGTTTGGTCTGTTGAGAGGATGAAGCAATTTGTCACGCTTACTCAGCAGGAGTTGAACATTCAGGGGTCAGAGAATGTTCAATTAATGGCTTTTCGGCGTCATTCCGTCAACGACACAACAACTCTCGACCTTGCGACAGTTGCCACTGTTGGGTCCTACGCAATGACGTGGAATGTCGATTCTAATATCAAAACATGGTATCGCAGTGATGGTGGGAAATGGGTTGCTGAAGAGAAGCCAAAAGGTGTTGGATCTGGAATTTATCTGCTCGAGTCGATTGTACGTAATGACCCGATCTCTAATACGGTGATCGACTTGGGGACGGAGTACCACCTAACCGACGGAACTGTTGATCACATTATTTTGGTATTTGTCGCGACGGGTGGTGGGAATAACACAGATGGAAATGGAACTGTGAGGATTGACGGCGTAATGTTTGCCGAAGCATCCGCGGGTGGCGGACAGGTGCGTGAGGATACATTTGCAGGCGGTTATATACTGATTGACCAGATAGACCCACCCAATGGGAAATTCCGCATCGGAGACTCAGGCCAAAACGTCATACTAAAACGAATCAAAATTTATGGACCTGCCTAATGCTCAGTTCATCGATCCCCAAACCTAAAACATTAGTTCGAATTGACGCGACATCCACGATGTCAGCGGGACACCCGTGAGCTAGGGCTGTCAACTTGTCGGCGACAAGCATAGCAAGTCAGAGTAGTAGTTGTTGGATTGATGCTTGGGTTTATTTTGAAGATACATTTGACTTTTTTGAGTGGGAATCGACATCACCTGATAACTTTTATGTAATTGGAATAGACGGACCAAATAAGCGAATAAAAGTCGGAGGCCCTCCTCCAGCCGGTAGTGGCGGTGGTTGGCGGATTGATTTCATTGCTCGGAGATACGAAACATGATGTGCGGAGTTTCGATAGTAGGCAAAGTGTCTGCAAATGTAGCCGAAAGTTATCCGTCAGGACAGGTTGAAATTCCGCTGGCACCTGCACCGGGCCAAGAGTTTGGAAATCCAATCGGAACGTATCGTATTTTCAATTCGGCTGGTGTGAATGTGTCTGGCGAAGGAATTCCATTGTTTACGGAAAACGTACTAACCTCAATAGGAGATGCCGACAACTATTGGATTGTTGCTTTTGGGAAATACGCCTCCGGCATAAATTGGGAACTGACATTTGAGATCACGGTAGTCTGACAATTGCATAAATTCAACGAGTACAAACTATCCAAGTGGTCCAAGATGATTCGCATCCGGGACGAGTTCCGTTGTGTTATGTGTCGAAGGTTAGTTTATGCTTCAGTTGTCATATATGTGTCGTCCACGCTGAAACCACTTTTGATCTTGGAAACTACAAATTCTTCATTCCGTCATTCAGACGTCACGTGAGTCTGGCGGAGATAAAAAGATTCAATCAAACATATCAGGAAAGACTATGATTCACCGTCCCATAATAATCGTCACCGCTTTTTTGCTGATGTTTGCTCTGTTTAGTTGGGGTTCAGCTTTACATGATAATCACGAAGGGATGAACCTTGTTAAACAACAACGGTTTTGGTCGACAGAATTCCACAAGTGCGTGGAAACCGAGAAGAAGGGCAGAGAGAAAATGGATCTTCTTCTCGCTCAGAATAATGAGCTCTTATCTGGCAAGCTTCAAATACGTCCCGGTCCTGCCCGTAGAATCTTAATTGAAGCTCAACCTGAGTTGATGACAGCAGCCCTTGAAAGTTGCTCAACTGTAGGTAGGCAGGAAGCTATCGTGAAGTTTCGAGGGGAAATGAATCGAGTGGCCGGGATGCTGGAGGACGAAGCAGAGCATTATCTGAGAGCCGGGATTCACGTAATTGCCGGAGCTATTGGTCTGCTTGCCGTTGTATCTTGTTTTTGGGGAGTTGGTGCCAAAGATATTGATGGGGTCCTAGCGAAACAAGTTATACGAGAGTTCGGGGATCTGCTGGTTGTCACAGATCATGACTACCGCATAAAGTTCGTCAGTTATGAACTCTGTGAGAAATTTGGATTAACGGCGCATAGGTTGCGTGGGAAGGATTTGAATTCCTTCTTGCCTGAAGGACATAAGGAAATGGCTGATACATTTACTTTGAGCAAAGACATGGAAAGAATCACCAATGTGACATATAATGGAACTCGCATGAATCTACGACTTAAAAAGATCATGTGCGGAGACCAAAAACTCATCGTAGCTTCGGCCCGTGTTCTTGTAGAAGAAGAAGAGAAGAAATGTTTACATGGCTAATGACGCACGCTCCATGGGCCGCTGCATTTGTGGCGATCTTTTGGACACCTAAGGAAGATCATCGCGACCTTAGAAATGAAGTTCGGTTGAATGGTCAAAAACTGATGGAGGTTCAATTAGTTCAAAGGGAGATGAAGGGAAAGCTCGACGCTATCATGCACAAAACGGGCGCAACGCAAATTTACAATCAGCAAACAACCGGGCCTGCCAAACAAGGCGGGACCCATATCGAAGAGATCAACGCCAACGAAGCTAACGTAGCTGGTGGCAACAATAACCAAACTCATTAGGAGACCTGTCGTGGCAGACGAAGAAAAAAAACCATCAGGCGGATTAAGTATCGGGAGTGTGTCAGGTGAAAATGTCAAGATTGTTGGAGGTGACAACACCGAGGACAATTCTAAGGGCAAGACCCACAACGAAGTCCACGGCGACGTTGGGAATCTGACCAGCCATCAAACAAATAATTTCGGTGGATCTCTTGACGAAGACCTCAAGAACTTCTTCGAAGAGATGAAGACCAAGGCTCCGGAATTAACCGACGAACAAGAGAACACGTCAGGGGGACTCCCTCCTCGCGACATTCCATCCAAGGAAGATCCTGTTGTAGTCCCGATCGAAGAACTAGAGGGACTTCCAGCTGCGAAATATGTCGACAACGAAGATCACCCACAAATGGTCTATGCTGCTGTCCAGCGACAGGCGGACCCCGCGACGCCTGCTCCGTCCCGACGAAGCAGCAGCCCTTGGACAGTTGGTCGTCGCCGGCATCGAAGCAACATCCAGCATCGCCCCGCCGTTGAACATCATTAATGCCGTAGTCAAGGCTGGCGTTAATCTCAAGAAGAAATAATCCTCCGGAGCAGATATGCCCATCCGTACCAGTGTGGATCAAGTTCTGTCCATTATTGAAATTGAACTTGATGAAAACGAAAACCCTGATAATCTTCAGCCGTTTATTGACACGGCGACGTTGGTGGTGGATCGTATACTGTCGGAGGCTGCTACTGCTCCTAGCGACGCTGAACAAGAACTTGTGGAACGTTGGCTCAGTGCTCACTATTACCACATTCTGAGAAACCAACGGGACCGGGAGAGAGCCGGTCCCGTTGACGAAACATCCCAACACTATGTTAACTGGGGATTCCAGACGACAATGTACGGCACCCAAGCTATGACTCTGGACAGTACCGGAATTTTAGCTAAGATCAATGCTGAGATTAGACGTGGTCCAAGTGCCGAAACACTAGCAGCCTCCTCGGACTCCCCAAGAGTCTCCTTGAACCACATCGGACATACAGGACGACGTCATGAGTCTTATTAGACGAATGCGACGGGGCTATGCTGTAGTGTGGCCCTTCACAGGTCAAAATGAATTCAATGAACCTACCTTCGGGGAGCCTTTCGAAATCAGGTGCCGGTGGGATGATATGGCTGTTCTGTTCCGCACACCGTCTGGGGACGAATTGACATCAAAAGCCGTAGTCTATCCGGATAGGAGGCTAACCCGACAAAGTCGGATGTATTCTGGAAGATTGGAGACCCTAGGACCAAATCCGACCACAGATCCATTGTCTCTTGAGGATAATTACGAAATTCTGTCTACAGCTATTACTCCGCGTATCCGGTACAACGGAGAATTGTTGACGGTGTATCTTGGCTAAGAGTGTAGTCCATAGACACGGGAGCCCTCCGAGCCTCCGCCCCACAATTGACAAGGGCCGAGGGTTCTGGTTTCAATACTGTTATGATCGTGGCCTATGGGATGCACTATGCTGTCTATGTTCATGAAAATCTAAACGTTCACCATGATCCGGGTCAAGCTAAGTTCTTAGAGGAACCAGCCCGTTATGGACGTCAGACTATGGCCGACATAGTAAAACAGGAGATGCAACGATGAAAGGCCAACAACATCCCCCGGCGCAGATAATAGCCCAACTCCTTCGTGATATTGAAGGGGATTTGCTTGTCGACACAGTCGACACAAAAATTCCTGTTTTTATTACTGACATGCCCGATAGTCCTGACAATCTCGTTACAGTTTATGATACTGTAGGCACGAGAGATGGTCGTGTTTTAACGGGTGAATCCATAGAACACCCCGGCTGGCAAATACGTCTCCGGCACACTTCCTACGAAAAAGCTTACAGGCAGATGGGAAGGATTGTGGATTTACTGGACTTGGTTCACAATGACGTAATAGAGTTCCTTCGTCCCATCGCAGGAACAAACACATCTGTTCTAGTTCGGTACGAAGTACAGAACATGAGCAGAACATCCGACATACTCCCTCTGAATACCACTGTCGCCGACCGCAAGAATAGAACGGAACTAACGATAAACGGAATCATAACGAGTCGTACTCTCATGGTTTCCGTTATCACAAACTAATTTCAGGAGAGAGCAGATGCCTCGTATTGACGACGGTTATCAAACATTAATTTCTGTCGGCGGCGCCAGCTTCTGGGAGAAAGGTGTCACACCTCCCGGCATTTCCGCTGGAGGAGCCACAGACACAACCACCATGCACAACACGGAATGGCGGACAATGGCTCCCAAGAAGCTTAAGACAATGGATGAATGTTCATTGACCGCTGCTTACGAGCCGGAAGTCTACACGGCTATTGTGGCCCAGATCGGCAGGAATCAACTCATCACGATTACGTTCCCCGATGGATCCCAATTGGAGTTTTGGGGATGGATCGATTCCTTCACTCCTGGAGAACATGTTGAGGGGGAGCAGCCCACAGCTGATGTCACGATTATCTGTTCTAACCAAACTGATACCGGGGAAGAAGTCGCGCCAGAAGTTCTTCCAATCTAAATAACTCAGTACTCAGAAGAGTATCCTGTTGAGAAATTAAACTTTAACCTGACTGGAGACCATTTATCGTGTCGAAAAAAACACAAGAAGAGCAAAATGTATTCGATCTCACTTTGAACGAGGAATACGTCACACTTAAAGATGCGGAAGGTAACGAGGCTTCCTATGTCATGGTGGAAATGACTGGTGAGGTACGAGACCAGTACATGAATCAGATGAGGAAGAAAACCAAGCAAGTCGGAGACAAAACTGAGCTCGTCGACTTCACTGGGTTACATTCCGATATCCTCGTCGCTTGTATGTTTTTAGTCACCAAGAACGAAAAGAAAGAGGAAGTTCGGAAAGCCCTCAAAATCGGGGCTGTTCAAAAATGGCCTTCCCGTGTTCTTAAAGCTTTGTTCGATAAGGCTCAGAAACTATCGGCTCTTGATGACGACGGGGATGACAAGGGAAAAAAGGAGGACGGGGAGGACAACGACGAATAGAATTCGGCGTGGAGGATGAAGTGTGGCTGGAGCTTTCCCTAGAGATGGGGATACCGCTCCAGCTTCTTCGTCGGCAGATGTCTAGCACCGACTTCCTGAAGTATCAAAGATTCTTAACCGAACGACAAAACAGAAAGAAACCGATTCATTGGTACTTGGCTCAGATAGCTTTGGAAGTGAGACGATCGGCCCACCCCAAGACAAAAACCAAGCTTGACGATTATATCCTGTCTTTTGGCAAAACTGAAGAGAAACCAGCTAGTAAAGAATCTATCGTTCAACGATCCAAAAACTTTTGGTTTGCTCACGTTTTCAGGAAGAAATCAGATAAATGAACAATGCAACGGAACTCGAAAGGTTAGTCGTCAAGTTGGTTGGCGATACTGCCCAATATACGGCTTCTTTCGATAAGGCAGTGCAGGACACCAAGGTAGGGGCGAAAGCCTTGGAGGGAGCTAGTGATGCTGTTACGGGTGCATTGAAACAGAACACAGCAGCCCAACGGGCACATGACGCCGTTCTTCAGTCCTCAAAGACACTTATGCAGTCTTTGAGGACTCCTACTGAGAAGTATAGCGACACCTTAGCGGACCTGATTAGTTTGCAGTTTCATGGGGTGACAAGTACGGAAACCTTTAACCGGGCCGTAGCGGCTAATGAGCAGGAGCTTCGAGACGCTACCGGAGAAACCGCCCGACATAACAGGGAACTGGCGAGGGCTGCTCAAATCACAGCCCAAGCTATGTCCCCGCTGAAACGGTTGAATGCTGAAATCAAAGAACGGGATTCACTTCTGAAGAAGGGACGAATCTCAACGGATGTTCACGCAGCCTCCATCGCCAAACTAACTCAAGAATACACTCAGGGAACAGCCGCCTACCGAAATCATCAAGAATTAATGAGATCGGGCGTGGCTATTACAAACAATCTCCGATCTGCTCAGGACCGGTTGGCTGGTGAGATTAATCACGTTAATCAGGTGTTGACGGCAGGGGGAATCTCCGCTAATACCGCCTCGAAAGAAATAGCCAGACTTAAGAATGAAGCCGTCAAAGGAACCGCGGCTTGGCAACGTCACGCCGACGCCTTACAGAGGGGGAAAAACCTAACCCAGAGCTTGTTGACTCCTATAGAGCGTTATGAACAAGAATTGAAGGAAATCAACGACCTTCATAGACATGGAGCCATCACGGCTCAGACTTATGCAAGGGCTCTAGAAAGAATCAAAGGGAGCCTGAATCAAACAGCCGGTCAAGGTTCTACGTTTAACCAGACCTTCAGACAATCCAGCCTGATTCTCCAGAATCTGGGGATGAACATGAGGCAGGCTGGACGTTTCATGATCACCTACATTTCAGCGCCACTTGCTGCTCTGGGAGGTTTTGCTGTCAAGTCCTTCGCCGACTTTGACAACGCCATGACCCAATCGACAGCTATCATGGATGTGACAGAGAGTCAAATCCAACGCATGACGGACAGAGCTTTGCAACTAGGGGCTCAGGGAATTCGAGGACCAAGGGAACTGGCGGAAAGTTACTATTTCCTAGCATCTGCTGGTCTGACCGCGGAGCAATCCATTGAAGCCCTATCCACGGTGACAGATTTCTCCACTGCTGGTATGTTCGATATGTCCAAAGCCACGGACCTTCTGACAGACGCTCAGTCTGCTCTAGGTCTGACGGTTAAGGACCCCGTCAAAAACATGCGGAACATGACACGTGTTTCCGATGGTCTAGTTGGCGCTGCTCGATTAGCAAACGCCACGGTTGAGCAATTTTCCGTATCGTTGACATCCAAAGCCGGTCCCTCCATGAAGTTCTACAATCGAACTCTGGAAGAGGGCCTTGCAGTTCTAGCTGCCTACGCTGATCAGGGTGTCAAGGCTGAACTCAGTGGTACAGCTTACGATAGGGCTCTACGACTGCTGACCAAAACCGCCGCTAAAAATGCAGACGCCCATAAGAAATTAGGGTTTGAGGTCTTCAGCAGCACTGGTGAATTTCGAAACATGGCGGACATTGCTGAGAACCTAGAAGGCATTCTAAAGGGAATGTCTGATCAACAAAAATCGGTTACTCTCGCTATGCTCGGATTCGAGCCCCGCATTCAGCAGGTGATTGCTCCGTTAATTGGATTATCTGGCAGGATTCGGGAATATGAAGAACGTCTTTTGAGCATGAGCGACACTACCAAGAATGTCGCCGAGAAGAACCTATCTTCATTTACCAACCAGTTCTGGATTTTGTGGAATCAAATCAAGGTGGCTGCCATCGATATTGGCAAGACATTGTCTCCTGTCTTACTGTCTATCAACGACATGATGCGGAAAGCTATTAAGTGGTGGATGTCTTTGTCACAGTCCACCAAGATAGCCGCTCTATCCATGGCAGGCTTAGCTATAGCTGCTGGACCGGTGATTCTATCCATGGGAATAGTGGTCTCTGTCATAGGAGCCGTAGGACTTGCTATTACTGGAATGGTGGCAGCAGGAGCAGCCGCTGTTATACTTGCGGCAAAATTGGTTGCTGGGTTTGTTGTTGTTACTAGTGGTCTAGGCCTTTTGTCCGCTGCCGCGGCGGGAGTAGTGACATGGTTGGTTGGTCCTGAGGGGATGGTTAACGCTTGGAACTCTGCATTAGATGGCATGAAAAACTTCGCCGGGCAGTCTGTGGGATTCCTAGCCAATTTTAGAGCGAACATGGGCCGTTTGGTTGCATGGATGAAGTCGAACTGGTTGGAGGCTTTCTTCGATATAGGTCAAGCTGCCCTGAACATGTACGCGAACATGAGTAGCAATCAAGCAGTGGCTATAAAGACTATTATTCGGTTGGTTGCTGCTTTGGGCGGGAGTCTTGGCGGCATGTTTCGAAGGATGTTCACAGTAGACTTTGTCAAGTCTGTTTGGGATGGCATGAAGAAAGCCGGGGAGGTGTTTTCAAATTTCGCCGAGGGAGCCGCAGCAACCATAGCTTCCATTTGGACCGGTGAGTCCGTCGATTTCGGAGGATTCCTCGGAACACTAGGAGACGATTTAGTCGGAGGTAGTGAAGACTTCGGGGAAACTATGCGGGGTATCCTAGCAGACGGTTTTGCTGAAATGAAAGGACCCCTAGACGGTTTCAAAGGACAGGCCTCTGATCTGCCTGACTTTCTAACTGATATGGGCGAAAAGTCTTCTATGGGGTTAGTAGACGCTTTGGTTAGTCCGTTGATAGGCATGAACTTGCTTCCAGAGAATATAGGAAGAGATGCAGAGAGCTTTCAATGCCATGACAGAAACAGACGAACTCCAATCAAGTGTCGATGAACTAGCAGCAAGTCTCGAAGATCAGGCCCACACGTTTGGTATGACTTCAGAAGCCGCTCAAGTCTACCGTCTTCAAATGAAAGGGGCCGGAGAGGATATGCTCCGTGACGTCCGAAAGTGGCAGCAAATCATCGCCAAGCAGGAGAAGGACGCGAAAGTCAAGAAAGATGGGATGGCTCTAACCAAGTCCTTACGAACTGATCAAGAAAAATACAATGACAAGCTGGAAGAATACAAGGATCTTTTGCAAGACGGTGCCATTTCCGAAGAAACATTCCAAAGGGCTAAGGTAGCAGCCGAGGAAGCCTTGGAGAAGGCCTTAGACAAGAAGCAAAAAGTCACAGTAGATTTCCAAGCTACGGGCTTGGATGCCCTAGTCTCCGGTTCCGCAGACGCTCTTGAAGCCTATATGAAGCACCAGCTAGTAATAAACGGCCTAGCCCAACAGGCGGCTGAAGCAGAAGCCGACGCGGCTCGGAACCAACTACCCCTTCAAAATGGACCTCAGCAGCCGGGAATTGTTAGGAACGGTCCGGGGGTAGTCTCTCCGGTTTCTAATGATTTGAACGTCGAAGCCACTCCGAACGCTCCTTCGATTCAAGCCGATATGAGGGCCAAAAACAAAATGATCGGCCTCCTAGGCAAGATCGCTTCCAACACCGAGAACACTGGACCAATCATCGAAATAGCAGGAGCCAACCTCGATGGCGCTTAGAAACTACGGTAGAATTGATTGGGGGGTCACCCGCGACGATAGGGGGCACCGCGACTACTTCATTAAGTTTTTGATTGAAGATACTGAGGCTGAAGTGGGACCGCGGCAGATAGCTAATGCTCCCGGTTTGCCTATTCCGGGGCAGACGTGGGGTTACGCTGGGGACGTGGACCCCTTCGCCTATTGTACGTACTATTTCAAATGCACCCCGATAGACAGAAACGAACGTAGCTACTTCTGGGTAGTCGAATGCAAATTTACCACCCGACCTATTAACTCGAATCGCGGATCGGAAGCCGGAGAAGCCGACAATCCACTATTAGAGCCAATCGGGGTTAGTGGATCCTTCTTAAAGTATTCAAGAGAAGTAACATCCACCCGGGATGGATTGATTCTACGATCTTCCAGCCATGAGATAATCCGGGGAGACAATGTCACCTTCGACCACACCAGCGCTACCGTCCAAATTACAATCCCTTTGCCTAGTCTGCCTTTGACGACGTTCACTGGAATGATGAACACTGTAAACCAGAGCCCTCTCTGGGGTTGTCCCCCACGCACTATCAAATTAGGAGGAGCCACGTGGGAACGTAAATATTTCGGGACCGGATCTATTTACTACGTCGTCACCTATGATTTCGAAGCCAATTTTGATACGTTCGACAAAAAAGTTATTGACCAAGGAACCAAGGTTCTCCGCGAGGGAGGAAATGTTGATGATCCCTTAGACTTCGAACAGTTTAAGGACGCTAACGGAGAAAACACAACCGTCCTATTAAACGGAGAAGGCAGGCCTCTAGCAGCCGGAGCTCCTCCAGTAGAGGCAGTCGTAGACCATTACGAGGAATCCAATTTTCTCGTACTAGGAATTCCAACCACACTTTAGGAGTAATTATGCCGGACGAAGAACAAGAACAAGAACAGAATAGAGTGGAGACGTTCATGGAACGGGCCGTTCAGGTCCAAAATAATCCATCCGGACCCGTAGACCGAATCACTATGAACATCGCGATATACCACCAACAGCCGGGGGAGGAAGCGGTTGGGATGGCCGGAACCCACTCTTATGCTGTCCCTGCCGACGACGAAGAGCCGTATCGTCGAAAGATCAAACTTACTGAAGAGTGGGAACAGGTCGACTTTGGGTGGCTTGAAGGAAGAGTCGGTCTGCTTGTTATACACAACAAACGGGAAATCACCCAAACTACCCCGACAGAAGAAACACCAGCTGAAGCGAATCAGTGTGTCGAGCTCCGCCTCCGCGGCTCCAAGGCTGATATCCTAGTGCCCCTTGGATTCATTCTGCCTATTTGCATGGTCGATCCGGGTAAGTTGGCAGCAAGGGTGAAGAGTGGCACGAAGAAGATCGAAATCCTAGTCATTCCCAAGTAAAGTTTATGTTCTTCCTAACGGAGCAAGACAAGAAGATTCTACAAAAACTGATTGCCCGCGAGAAACAAAGGTTTCCTGAACTCCTAAACAAGGTTCAAGAACGGGCTCTTCAGATGTCGCCGGAGGTCTACATCGCTAGACATAAGGACGTAAACGGAACCATCGGAGCTATAGACGGGGACGAGCCCGGCATGGCCCCTTGTCACATCTTCAAAATCGACCACACAGCTGATCCTCCTGTCTTGGAAGCGATTACGTATCCGGACGGAACTAACAAGGAATTGGAAGTGTGGAACATAGCGCCCCAAGATATTCCATACGGTTATCTGGAGGTGCGACGTACCAAGTTTGGTCGTTGGCTGGCAGCAGTCAGCGGCGATGCTATGATTATTGCAAGGGTGATTGCACCTGAAGACGGGATATCTAGTGGACAAACTAGACCTTGTGAGCCCACTTGGTTTTCTGATGGAAGGGATTTGGGACCATTGCCAATAGCTCCTTTGCAAGTAGAGAACACCATGGGAGTTACAGTTGGAGAAACCGGGAACCACGTGATGCTAGTCCATACTAAAGACGCCGATTGGCACGTTCTTGTCGATGTCCGAGCATGTGAGGATATGTTATAATGGGTCTTGGATTTGGAGAACCGAGAGGCTGCTGTTGTGGTAGTCAGGAAGATTTTGGGACTTGTTATTCCTGTCAGTGTAGTAGGACTGTTCCCTCCAGCGGATCAGGGTGTCCCGGAGCAGTTTTCTTCGAAGACGACGAACCCCCTGAACTCAGGTGCTGTCCGGAATTAGACAATCCGGGGGGAACTTCCAACAATAGCCTCACTTGGGGAGACGAGTTCGTTCCTATTGAGACTCCAAGACTTGTCTTGGGAACAGTCTCAGCCACCTCCTCTGTTTCTATAACTCCGATCCTCATGCCAGAAGATTATGTAGTTACGAATTTTGATGATGCTATCGTAACTAGGAATGGGAGTCAGATTGTCGGATTGCATAGTCCGGGACCTGGAGGGCTACACCATACCGCGGGTAGAACAGGGAGTCCAACGTACGCTCTTCTGTATGCAGGACAGAATTTCATAGGACGGTTTACCAGAGAAACGTTCGGCAGTTCCGGAAGCACTTATTATGGACGTAGCGACGATTCTCCTTTCGGATGGGAAGCGTTTGAATACAATGCCACGTCTGGGAAAGTTCTTCATCTTCATTGTAATTTCTCTTACGCTACCAGAGGAGAGAGCTTCGGTTTTCTCGGAACAACATTAACTCGGGAAATTATAGATGAGATAGATGTGGACTTACCGATGATCCGCATGTTGTCCTATCAAACTTCGGGACAATCTGAAACTATATTTGAACAAAATCCTTGCAATTGTAACTTGGGAACCTTTCCTGTCTTTCATGAACAAAGTGGAACACTCGACACTGAAATTTTGCTAGGATGGTCTTCCGTAAGGCTTGAAGAGAGAGAAAGAGACGATGGAGCAATTCTCAGCGTTCATGTCTTCAGTGGACCCATAACGAGAAGTAGATCAGCGACTCAAGGTATGGGTCCACAGCTTAGGTATCCTGTCGATTACCCGGCGGTTCAATCATTCTTACCCAGAGGCTTTCTTTGGAATCGTAACGAGGATGGAACAGACTCTTTGTTAACTGCTGGTAACCCTGCCTACCCCCCTAACGCCATTATTGGGGCTCATCCAAATCACCCTTTTGGAGTTTTTGAACAGGGGGCTCACTATACCGAAGCTAATTATCACGACTTTCAATATTCTAGTACTATTACAGGGACTCCTTCTGAGGAAGAGTGTATAGATGGAGGTGATTCCTGCTTGGCTGTTTGTGGAAATGTTCATTGCTGTGTAGACGGAGAGTGTGACTTAGTACCAGAAGCAGACTGTCCCGAAGGAGCCGAATATGATTCTGAATCAGACTGTGAAAGGACATGTGGAACCGTTTGGTGTTGTGATGAAGATCTAGGAGATTGTAGACGAGTACCAGAAGAAGATTGTGATGAGGGTTACTTGGTACAAGCCGATTGCGAAATGGCTTGTGTCAATGTGTGGTGTTGTAGGGAAGACGGTGGCTGTGAGAGAGTTTTGATAGAGGAGTGTGACGCAGAAGCTTCTCATCCTTTTGAAGAAACGTGCCTTCGAAACTGTGGAACCGTTTGGTGTTGTGATTCTCAAGGAAGTTGTTCAGAAGTAGATCATAGCTTATGCTCCGAAGAGGATACTTTCTTATCCGAAGGACAATGCAATGCTGGTTGTGGTACTATTTGGTGCTGTGATCTTGCACAAGAATGCACAGAGATAGGATCTGAAAGTTTTTGTTTTGGAGAAGCTTACGAAAGACCAGAAGAATGTGATGCCGCTTGTGGTACTGTTTGGTGTTGTAGTGGTCAAGGAAACTGTAATGAAACCTCTGCTGAAGTCTGTGATACTGACAATTCTTACACGAATGAAGAAGACTGTATAGCCTTTTGTTCAACGGAGAATGTTTGGTGTTGTGATGAAGATGGAAATTGTTCACAAACTCAAAGATCGGATTGTGAGGGAGAGGTACATGATACAGAAGCTGAATGTACTGATCTTTGTGGGGCTGAGTTTACTTGGTGCTGCGATGGTACAGGAAACTGTGAAGAGATTTTAGCAGATAATTGTGAAGGCAATTCTTATAACAGTGAAGAAGAATGTCAGCTTGGATGCCGTATGGTGTGGTGCTGCAGCATCGAAGGCAATTGCGAATTCGTTCCCGAGGATGATTGCGAGGACGAGGGGTACGCGTCTTCCCAAGAATGTGAAGACGCCTGCACACCTACTTTGGTCTGGTGCTGTAATGAGAACGATGGTGACTGTGATGAGATTCTAGAAGCAGATTGCGCCGGTAATTTTTACGACACAGAGCAGGAGTGCGACGCCGCTTGTTTTCCGGACAGGTGGCACTGCAACGAATCTGGCTCATGCGAATTCATAACCAATGTAGACCCCAATGGATTTGAATTTAGTTTTGCGAATTTATACGATACTGAGGATGAATGTCTCGCTGGATGTTCATCGGTGTTCTGCTGTGACGGGAACTCCCTCCGATGCGACGAAGTTCGTGCCGATGTCTGTGGTGAGTTGAATTCCCACGCAACGCTGTCTGAATGTGAAGATGGTTGTTTGGGGTGTTGCTTGACACTTCAAGAATTCGATTCCTACAGTGACATAGTACCCGGACCAACGATAGTACAAAATACTTCTGATGTCTTCTTTTCGGTTACGTTTTCAAGTGTCGAAAATGTTTTAGTCGACGGACAATCAGCCAGCATAACTGTCAGTTGGGATTGGCAACGCAATGGAAATACAAACAGGAACCGATTTGAACCTGTATTTAGAATGGGACTTTCTAGGAATTTCTCTTCTGGACTTGACGGTCATGTCACTATGGACCAAATAGGAAGCTACACTTTCGACACAGATCGAGTTGAATGCGGCGCCACATATAGTATAGCTTTCACTGTCGCAGGAATTGAAATAGACGGGGATGAAGCAGGTTACGACAACGAATTGTCCATGATAATCAGGTATGGCAGCGTGGGAGACAACGATGACTGTATAATGTCAATATCCCCGACTACTTTTGGTGGTGACGACGATCCCCTATAATGAAATACGATGACACAATGTCATTGAAGAGTAAGTCGAAGCTCCTTTAATTTCGACAATTTGCAAAGGCAAAAAGATGACTACGAAGAAAAAAGTTTTAGTAACAATCGGAAGTGACCAAGATTTTAAAGGATACGCGGAGTATGTGGGAGCTGAGTATCGAGCGCTCGACCCTACCAACAAAGTTCCTTTCGTTGATTTATTTCGTTTGAAAAAGTACCAAGACCACTATGATGAGTTGGTCTATATCGGTCCTAAGCGCGTTCTGTTGAATGTGGATTTGTTTAAAGAGCATGTCGAAGGGAGTGTTGGTCGCGTGGGTCTTGATTTGTTGGTTGTCGATAAGACCAGTCCTCAAATCTTCGAACACCCAGATGCCGACTTCGATGTGAAGCAAGCTGGCGGAGTAATCAATAGCCGCATTACCAAGGCTTACAAAATCGAAAACGCGTCCGACGGTCCCGGAACGCAGTTCAAGAATTTACTGCGAAAAGCCGGTGTTGGTTCTTGCTACCGTTGTTCGGTCACTGCTGCCGAGATGAATCTCAAAGGGCCTGACTGGTGTGAGTCCGAATTCGATGCGTTAGTAAAGCGTATTCTCAAAAACGCTAAGGCGTCCGAAAGCTTGTTAGTGTGGGTTAGCACTGTAGCCACTGACTCTGTGGGAGCAGCTAAGCCAGCTATACGTTGGGCATTGAAGAAAGCCATTGAGACAGCACGAGCCGTAGAAAAGGACCCGTTGGCCTATACTTTGTCTCAATCTGACGAAGACTTGCTGTAATCTGTAGGTTCAATGAAATAAGGGACGCACACTGGCTAGTTGGGATTGGTCTCCCCCTAAGGTGGCTAGTCACGCTGTGCGTCCCTTTCTTATTTCTTCCTACGCTTGCGTCGATTTCTTTTAGCTTCTACGTTGGACTTTTTAACAATCCCTTGCAACGCGTCGACGTCGTCCGTTTGCACGAATAAAGCGGAAACGTTTTCGGGAATAGAGCTATCTGTCTTCTCTTCAAAAACAAACCCGGCTTCTTTCAGATTCTTTCTGAAAATGGGAAGTTTGTAATCATCGACAAGGATTCCGACCTTTTTCATATCAATCCCAATAAACTAAATAAATAAACCTGTCCGCCCAACAGCAGTAAATCTCAAGACGCCACAGATAGATGTCTAGACAGCGATATCCGAAGCCGTCCACATACCAATTGAAACTCATACCACTACCCAAGGTCAATAATCTTGCCGCATTTTAGTTCTTCGATCCCAGTCACAATAATGAACTGAATGTCGAATTCATCTGCCAACATCTCCATCATAGAAACCAGACGGGGTCGACGTTCCGGAGGATGCACGAATTTGAAAGGTTCATCCAAAATCAGAACCCTTCTCTTGGCCGGTTTTGACAGCAACAGGCTGGCCACGCGAAGCGCAAAAGCTGCGACGTCTATGACGCCCCCTCCCGCACTGTCTAATGGGTTGCCTAATTCCAGACCGTCACGGCATAATAGGAGCTGAGCGTCCGTCCTCCCCCTCTTCCTGTCGAATCTGACGTCAAATGTGTAAGGCTCTTCGAAAACAGCAGAAAGGCAGCGGCCAACCACCGCTCCTATCTGACTGTGGATACGTTCCTGCATAGATTGCGAAACGGCCTGTATGATGTCAGCGGCCTCTAGGCAGTCCCAATAGAGTTCGTCCGCCTCATTGTATTTCTTCTTGAGGTCTTTGATTTGTTGTTTAAGCAGTTTGTGACGGCTCCCTGCTTCCCTAACTTTGGTCGAGTAGTTCGCCATAATTCTCCTCAAACTTGTCCATATCGTGCTGGTATTTAGACTCAGCTTCTGTGTATCTTCTCTGTAATTCTGCTAACTTTTCTTCGGCGGATTCCAGATTGTCACAACCAAATGACTCCTGCATCTGCTCTGTCAGAACAGTCACTGTAGCCTCTGATTTAGCCGCAGCATCGTTTAAGGATCTTACGGCCTCTTTCATTTTTTTAAATTTATCCTCAGACTTCGTCATCGTACTCTGTTTTCATTAGAAAGGGCGTTAGTTTTTCCAGAGTCTTTTTAGGTCCCATCTTTTCGACCATTCCCCGGACTAAATTGATACCGGGGTGGTCATACTGCATCACCCCACAAATAAAGTTAGAAGGGAATTCATGTTCTTGAAGCCACTTCAGGACTTCCTTTCGATCCCCAATGGTTTTCGGACTAGGAAGGTACGCATTAAGGTCCTCTCTAGACATTCGGTTTTTGTGAGCAATGAGAGTGCGTTCCCACTGATCCCAGCTACCTTCCTCGTAATCATCATACTCAATCGGTTCCACCGGAAATAGCCTCCATGACTTTATCTTGAACATTGGCGGCGGTTCCGTTCCGGGCCATGAATTGTTTGAGCTGGACCTTAAAGTCTACCGAGTCTGAACTCAAACCAGTCAAAGATCTTGAAAATTCCAAAAGCCCGACCAATGTTTCTTCTGTCATAGTAATATCGGCGGAACGTTCTAGAAACAGGTCTTCGGAACAGTCAAGCTCTACGGTAATAATTTCCCCGTCGTTAGTGAGCAGCCCAATTTGTGGGCTATAGTCCACTTCGTCAGCCTTCCGCCGCATGAACGTGCCACAATTTAGAAGATAGCCATCAAGGAAGCCCTTATGGTTATCTCCGAATACGGCAGCATCGTATCCCAAAAGATTCTTGGTATATCCCTGAACAGATAACTCCTTCGGGGCTCCAGGATAACTGTTTCCTTTGTTGTAGATATAGGAATGACAAACGGCTAAGTGAATGCTTCCTCGGATGGTCTTCTTAGCGGGCAATGGTGTAATAGACTGATTCCATCCAAAACCATGCATTGTGACATTACCGTGGGTTATGACTTCCCCGCTAAGGTCACAAATCTTGCCAGCCTTAACCAACGTCCAATAAGCAGACCGACCTACATCATCCATATTGTGATTGGGGAGGTCATGCTGGCCCGGAATGGCATAGCATGGAGGCAAATATTCCAATGCAAAGTTAATCAATTCGGCATTGGAATTCCAGCGGTCAAAAATGTCCCCGGCTATGATCAACGGGGCTCCACTCTTTAGACATAATCGGTCTAGTTGTTCCAAAGGACGAGACATAGCCTCGTACCAATCCGGCTCAGGGCTCCGAGCAATGGGCTTTTTATGACACAAATGGATGTCCGAGGCCATTATGGCGACGACAGTTTCGAAGAAGGAGTCCTTCTTCTCCATCAGTTTGTTAATCTTCATTCGATACCTCCAAGGGCCGAGAACAGGTCGGACAGATTGATAACTTGCTCCGAAGCCGTCGGAGTCTTTTGTCGAATAATTTAAGAGAACGATTCTCTTTGTCGATTTGGGATATGAAAGCCTCTAGTTTGAATGCCTTCGCACGAAGACTTTTCATTTTGAGGAAAGAGTCTTCCACGGGCTGAAAGTCAACCGATTTCTTTTCCGAATGAACCTTGATAGCTTCGATATTCTTATGAAGCTCCAACCAGTCATGACGGGCAGTTAAGGATTCCGCCCGTCTCCTGCACACCAAGGACCATTCCTTCATCATTGTCTCAGTGTCAATACAATTAGCTTCAGCTTCCCTGTAGCTTTCTATTAACTTTCGCAAGGCCTTTCCACGTTTGACTAGTGCTTTCTGCTTCTCCGTCCGCTTCTCCAGTTTCTCCCAAGCCTTCATCATCTTAGGAACGTGAGATAGGGTTTCTAGTTCGGCTTTTCCTTCGTCGAGGAGTTTTTTTAGGACGCCTGTTTCTGTCTTAGCCGACCGAACCTGTTTCTGGGAGTATGTCGTGGCTTCATCTACAATCGAAAGATCGACGATGGCGTTTAGTCGTTCGCTTATACTGCGACCGGTTTCACAGAACCAGAAAGGAAGATCATGCTGGTTCTGGAAATTCATTTGGTCAACTTTGAGTGACCGTTGAACTAGGTCTGGGACCCCACGACCGAATGAAGAAAGCTCTTGCCCGTTTAGTTTGAATTTGTTTTTCTTTCCGCGGGACCGAACAACAATCCCATCGTCATATTTCAAAGTGACCCGGGCGAATTCCTTCCCCTCCTTGATATGTCCGTCTCCATCTGGTTTGTTCGTGCATACCCAGCGCAGTGCTCGAATAATAGCTGACTTCCCAACGTCGGAAGGTCCGAGGATGGTTGTGATTTTAGGATCGAATTTCAGATTTAATTTGGAGTGCTTCTGAAAATTCGTAATGGTTAGGCTTTTAAACACGTTTGGCGATTTCCTTTATATCGTCCGGGTACACGTCAAGGAAAAAGGAATCCAATAGCATCCCATAAACCCTGCCAAGAGGAGGATTTACTTGGGCCTTTTTCTTAAGTTTCCCTTTCTTCCTTACCGCAGGAATCTTAATGGACTTCGATAGCCGAAGAGAAAAGGGAGGGCAGATCATTCCAACCTTACGCAACTCATCAGCCAACACCCTAGGCATCCAAAGAAGGGTCTGTTTTCTATCTCTCTTCTGTATCAGTGTCCAAGACAGACTCTGATTGAGTTCGGCACTGGACCTAGCTTGGTCACAAAACAATTCGAACTGAGTAGAGGCTCCCTTGGTGGGCTGGTCCAATGTATTTCCGACAGAAGATTGAGGGTATCCCCTCTTCAGTTCGAGAGTCATCACTTTCAGGAGAGGGAGTCCAATGGGATCTGTCGCTGCTATGTCTCCTGCTTGACCAAAAGTCCCCTTACCTGACCGGGCTCGTATCGTAGCACGTCCTCCTGAATTGGATGACCTCCAGAATACATCATCTCTGTCCCCATCAGTCCACCACAGTCCGAGTCGCTTAGCGAACTCCCTCTCAAACTGTCCCCCTTTTTTCGAACGCCCCATCCTAGCCACTCCTTCAGCGAAATAAACAAGCCAGCACTGCACATGATTAACATTAGAACAGCTTGTCCAATAGTTGTCAAACAAACCCCACATCCCAACAACATAACTATCTCCTATATCTTTTGGCTCGTCTTGGTCGTTTCAAACCTCTCATTCGAGAAGATTTAGATTTTGTTTTCGCAGATTTAGATTTTAACATCCGAGATCTACAAGCCTCAATGTCGCAGCAACGAAGCTTTCCATGTTCATCGTAAAACATCTCCTCTTGAATTTCGTGCTCATTGCAAAAGTAACAACGAAACGGATGAACTCCCACGGCACTTACTCCTTTAAAGAAACGAAGACGGAACCTTGCCATATAAACTAATGAAACCGAATCCCTCCATGACCATGTTCCAACTTTCAACAGTGATCTTGTCACGTTTTGGAATTGGTTTACCCGTTCCCGGATACGGCAGCTTCACAATTGGAAGATTCCGTTTAATAATCGTTTCGGCGTTTTCGAATTTGTCGTAGGTCTTGGTTCCCTTCTTAATTTCCCGCTTAATGAATTTGATAGCCGTCTTCTCCCCCACACCGGGTATCCCGGGGACGTTGTCAGAGGAACAGCCAGCCAGAGCCTTAACTGTTCTCCACTGAGAAGGTTCAATCCCATACTCCTCCTTGAACCACTTCCGATTTAGGATTTTCTTTTTATGAGGATTCCAAATCATACGATTGGAACCTAGCAATTGATAAAGGTCTTCGTCACTGGATACAATGATAGCTTCAGAGTTCTTGGGACACCGCAGAGCCACACTAGCTATCAAATCATCTGCCTCGAACCCTTTTTGACTGAACACGTTGACGAACCCCATGTCAGTTAAAACGTGGGTTCTTAGATCTTCGAGCTGTTTACGTAGACTGGCATAGGCGGCCTTTTCGTCCTCGGAAGCTTCCTTGCGTTTCTTCTTCCGGAACGTCACACCGGTCGGATCGTCTCCGTGAGAAAGACTACCCGTCGTATGAAGTGCCCGATAGGCGAGATAACTCACGTCTAATACCAGCCAGCTACTCATAGCGTCTTTTCCTTCCTTTAACACGAGAGGCCTCTAACACGTCGTTCCACGTCTCCGAAACCAATTCATGAATGACTCCTTCGAGGTCGTTCGCTTCTACATGCTTAATCAGTTTGGCCTTGGTTCCTTTGAAGTCCATGTCGTCAGCAGTAATTCTACCCTTCACACACTTCCAATGCTTCTCTTCGATGAGATAGTCAATACAGCCTTCCAGATCGTCAATGCCCATTGAATTGTAAAAAGGGACCTTGATAGAATGAAGCTGTCCGTTGTTCCTGTCCTTCTTGATCCTGCATTCAGTAATCGCTCCAATCTGTCGAGCCTTTCCTCTGACTGTCTTCTTAAGGGCTCCTACTACCTTTGTCCAGATTTCACAATGGGAATAGAAACGAAGCGACGTCCCACCCGATCGCGTTTTTGGATTGAACTGGGCTCCAAAACCAATGTTGTCTCGTGTCTGTGCAATGATAACAAGGATACTTCCCGTTTTTTCCAGACGAGCCATGAGTCGCTTCAGACCGTCCGAATTGGCTTTGGCCTTACCTGTTCCATAAGAACCCTTAGCGTCGTCGGACTTACCAGCCTCTGCGGCCTTACGAAGCTTCTCCGCGTGCTTAATGTCCGCGGTACAAGTTAGACTGTCCATGCTATCCAAAATATAAAAACAGGGACCGTTATCAAGCGCCTTGTTGATGTTTAGATAGAATTCCTCGACGGTGGTGCTGATTCCATTAGGCGGGTCCTTCAGGCGCTGTTCAGTTTTGGATCCAAAATAATATTCAACATCCATGGTCCGACCCCGTTCAACGTCGTCATGAATCAGGACGTGCTTCTTGAAAGCTTTACGTCTGGCAGCTTCAGCGAAACCGGAAACGGAAAACCACGTCTTACCAGACATTGACTCACCCACGAAAAAGTAATACCAACCTTTCTTATATCCATAACGAACATCGCCTGTGATGGCTAGATTGAGAAGAGAGCAGCCCGAGCTGACATAGTCATTGATTGATAGCTTTTTCGGAGCCATGGCAAGGAAGTCCTTGAGTTGTTGTGTTGTGTGTTTCATGAAAAAAAGGGACCAACCCCTAACTTGTCCCGACGATTTTAAAACCCTCTTGTATACGTGCCTCAGGTTTTTCCGGTTACGATTATCCGGCTCGGTTTAGCTTCGCGAGTTGGTCCCTCCAGGAGCGTCAATTAGAAAGGAACGTCGTCATCGTCATCCCAGTCGTCATCGTCATCGTCTTCGACGGGTTTCGACTTCTTCTTGGATTTCGGCTTCTTCTTTTTCCCTGACTTGGATTTAGACTTGGTCTTCTTTTTCTTAGGAGCAGGTTCTTCTTCTTCTTCTTCCTCCTCCTCTTCTTCCTCGTCGCTTCAGACTCTTCGTCCTCTTCGTCTTCGTCTTCAGACTCTTCGAGCTCTTCAGCGGCAACAATAGCTTCAGCAAGCTCCGTCCAAGACTTGTCATCGAAAACATCAACGTCGATGTCAACAGCCTCTGCCCGGTCGGTCAGTTTAGTCTGAGCCTCTTCGTCGTCCTCGTCGTCTGCAGCCTCCCCGAGCTCCAAGATTTCTGCGAAGTCATTATCGTCTTCTTCCTCGTCGACTTCCTCAACCTTTTTCTTTTTGGTCTTTTTAGACTTGGTTTTCTTCCGAGAATCTTCTTCTTCGTCTTCGTCTTCCGCAGGTCCTTCCTGCATGAAGGCCCGACGCAGGTCTTCGAATTCAGGAATCTTCGGAACATCATCCAGACAGATTCCATGGTTGGCTATCTTGTCGGGAAGGTCCTGTTTGCGTGGAACGAAATCAATATGTTTGGCTTCGATGTGTTTGCCAAATGGATTAGATTCTTCTTCGAAACTGATCTTCAGAGCCATGCCATCAGTATCGGGGAAGTAGAAGAACTCATATCCATCTTCTTCATCCGACATTTTGATTCGGCTGTCAAGCAACTTGCCAAAACAATGGTAGCTGAACTCCCACAGTTGAAGTCCCTCGTCCTTTTCTGCATGGTCACGGATCAAGAACAGTTGTCGCGTCTTTGGAAGGAGAGCCTTCCGTTCCTTGTCGTCGCAGTCCGGATCCCTCGACATCGTATACTGCTCCTCACAAACAGGACAGGGCATCTGTCTCATCCGCTTCGGACAGCAATAGGACTTGCCACCCTCCCCGCCAACACGGGCATGCTGGAAGTATGTTGTTTCGTAGTGAAGTTCGCCAGCATACTCCGAAAGCTTTCCGGCGGTAAAACCAACAATGTCGATCTTGGCTACACCGGCTTTCGGCTTCCAGAGTTTCAGCCCATCGGGAACGGTGATACTGCTAAAATTACCACCACCGGAAGCCGCGGCTTCGGCCTTCCGTCGAGCGGTACTCACTTTCTTCTTCTTTTTGCTTCTGGCTTTACTGGCCATTGGTTCTCCATCATTAAAATTATCGTAAATTCAAACTCTGATCAAATTCTGTTTCTCAGCCCAGCCTCCTCCGTGGTTCAGATGGCTCTGCAAAGGACTCCGAAAGACGAAGTTCAACAACTTGTTTTAAAGCGCTACGTCGATGTTCCAAGGCCTTTACCATGGCCTCTAGGATTCGAACGTTGTGCGTGGTTTTGTTATAATACAAAACAGCGTTCTGGTAAGCGGATTGCTGTAGGATTGTTGCCTTTACAATTCCCTCTGACAGCTTGGGAATGTTGTATTTGTCAGGGTCATCCCGTATGTCGGAATCCAGTTCGGCATACGTAACGTCGACATCAGCCTTGGCCTTGTCTTGCTCGAGCCGAGCGTCCGCTAACTCAACCGAAAATTGATGGAATTTCGGGGCTTGTCCTATACACTCCTTTTCCAGATTGCCAGTGTCTATTAGAAGCGGGTTCTGTTGCTTCTTTTTGGAGAAGTTCGTTTTTTTCTTTTTGGATTTCTTGCGTACCATGATTTCTCTTTCTAGCCCCAAATGTTTCTTGTTGGTATTGGACGGGGTTTCTTTTTCTGCTCTTGGAGTTTAATCAACTCCAATGGACCCTGACATTCACCACAAACGGTGTGATGGGGCCACTCGTAAATCATTCGACAGGATGGACAATGACGGTGGTCTGGCTCGTGCTCCCCTTCAACTGACCGAGGTCCGTTTCTGATAGCGTCACGAATTAACTCTCCAGACACGCTACGGGCACTGGGATCGTTGTCTTTGTTTTGCATGATTTCATGAAGGTTATTTTTTTGTCCGCTGAGACCCTCCAAGTAACCGTCGTCCATTGCCTTAGCTCCTTTAGGTCCCCATGTGTTCACAAAACCACCAAAACCATCGACAGCCACCGCATGATTGCCGTTTCTGCGAACGATATGTGACGAAGGTTTTTCTTGAACATCGTCCACGCACCGTCCAAGTTCTTCATCTAAATAGTCTCGCCCATTTAAACTCGGCATTTTCAGCTCCCGTTTATGACCTCGTAACAGTCAGCCACCAAACCAGCTTTCTTGCTGTCGAAATAATTATCCCTGAACGTGTCCAAAATAACAAAAGCTCGGGCCGACATTTTTCCTCCACCTAAACAAACGGTGGTCGCATACGCCAGCATCATATGGCGGAATCCCTCTGGTTCAATATCTTCCATTTCCTTTATGAACTTACCAACCTGTTTCCAAGTGGTGCGGGTGTTCATTAGTAATCGGCACAACTCGAAAGCCTTACGTTTAACGTCGCTGTTTTGAACGAGGTCGAGTCGGTCTTCTTCCGCGGCATAGGCGACTTGGTTTAAGAGCACGACAGCCATCCGGGCAGAACCTTCAGCGACATTTATGATGGCATCGAAAACGTCTTCTTCGATCTTCAGCTTCTCCCGTTTTGCTATCTTTACCAGAAGCTTCCGCATGTCCTCGCTTCCAAGGACTTCCACCTTAACAACGGAGCAACGGGTCCTCACCGTTTTAATTAGCTTTTGGGGGTCGGTGGTGCATAACATAAAATAGACATGCTGTGGCGTATCCTCAAGCATCTTAAGGATGGCGTTTTGTGCGTCTGATGTCATCTTGTGACACTCGTCGATGATGTAGACCCGACACCGGCCATTAAGAGGTGAAATCATCAAACGACTTTCGATTCGTTTGATGGCGTCGATGCCTCTGGCCTTTCCCGCAGCATTCATCTCCACCAGATCATTCGGACCACAGCCCAATTTGGATGCCATGATCCGAGCTAAGGTCGTCTTACCTGAACCGGATCCACCTTGGAACAAAAGACAGTGAGGAACTGCCATGTTTTTGAGCCAGCCAGTCAGCATCGATTTCGCTTCCTTATTACCGGCGACGGCTTTAAAAGTTTTGGGACGGTGTTTGAGGTGGAATTCTTTTACTTCACTCATGTTTGTCTTCCATTCCTGTTTGAATAGTTTCCGTACCGAGCATAACGCCCTTTTTTAAACGATAGGCATTGCGTAAATAAAACTCCAAATCTGTTCCATATAGAAACAGCAATGCCAATCGAAGTCTCAATCTGTAAAACATTTGAATTAATGTGCCGGGATCGGGTAGTCTTTTTTGTCAAACCACGTCCCACCGACAGGAGCAACTTCCGCATCAATGGACAAGGGAACCTTGAGCCACTTCCAAGCATCAGGAAGCCACTCCGTCATAGCTGTATTGCAAATGACTAAATAGTCATCGGTCTCGGATTCTTTCACGTCTCCCACAACCGAATCATGAATCTGTCCAACAATTCTAGACTTCATTCTACGCTTACGTAACTCGCGGTTGATCCAGATTAGGCACTGCAACAAACAATGAAAAGCTGACCCTTGAACCGGATAGTTAATAGCGTCGTTGCGTCCGTAAACACCAGTCAACCGAAACCCTGTTTTAGTCCGAAAGGATCCTTCCTTCAAGTAAGCAGCATACCATGATTTTTTCCAGTCCCGGTAGACTTTGAATCGGACATCCCAAAAGTGGTTTTGCACGTCCCGCATATGCGCTTCGAAGGTCCCCGGCACTGGTCGCTGTCCGGAGATGCAGGGTCCTAGGTCTGTGATGCCTTGCATGTTCAGATGATCTTCAAGCATAGTCCCGCTGACCGTGGTCAGTTTCATCCTCTGCATATACTCCCACATCTGTTTTGCGTTGTTTAGATAGTAGTCACCATAGAATTGAGGGAAGACAAACATGTTTTTCCCAGCGTACCTAGTCTCCTTTGTGACTTCCTTTTTCTTGAGCTTGAATGCCTGAGCCGCCATGTCCCGATGCATGTCTAGCTTCGGGTTAGTAATGTATTCAATCATGCGGGGATCTAAATGATAACAGGCTCCTACACCTACCTCCGCTCCACCAATATCAAACTCCACAATCCTGCAACCTTTACGTGCAATAAAACATCGACGAACAATCTCCCCGTAGATAGGATCCCGGATGGGTAGGTTCTGAAAATTGAAATCGGACGAAGAGCTGCGGTAGGTTCTAACACGGTGAAGGTTAAAGTTCACATGAGCATAACCTCGAATCGTTTCCTTTGCAATGTTCTTGAGATAGGTGTTTTGAAGCTTCTTTAGTTTCTCCCGTTCGAGGAAGATTTTAATGAACGGATCCCCAAGGTTTTCAATAGCCGCTTCGTCGGTTTTGTAATTGATCTTAGGGTGGCCGTCAAGATAGTGAGCCGTGCTGGCTGTCCGTTCCAGAGAGTGTCCCCTGTCAATTAGAATAGCTCCCAGTTGAGCGTGAGAAGATAATTTGGTTTCCACTCCGAATCTTCTCACCCATAGCCTTCCACCGTCACTTTTTTTAAGCTGATCTGTGACCCTAGCTATCTTTTTTTTCGTTTTAGCTGTGGCTTTCTTCAGATAATCTTCGTCCACTCGGATGCCATTGGCCTCGACTTCTGCCAAGGCAACGGCTCCTTCATGAAGCAACTTATAGGCTTTGGATGTAACTGGGATCATTCGGTTTTTTCGTTCTTAGGTTTACCGGGTTTCACAGCGTCGTTGACGAGAATTAATATATTCTCGTGCTTGTTGTTTTCTTTGACCAACGCATCAAGGTAATACAACACATGCCCTAAATGAAAATGAGCTAAAACCCGGGATTGTTTGACCGATTCATCAGTCGCCACACTGATGAAAGCGATCTGATTGCTGAAGTCCTTGAAGAGCCTCCCCATGTAAATCTGAAACCCCAGCAAAACATCCTCGTCAAATACTTTGTTGAGGTTTTCTTCGGACAAACGATGGGGTCCATAAGGAACAGGAAATCCAATGGACGTGGACAACTGACAGCAACAGACTCCAAAGAAACCACAGATTTCCTTGATCAATTCCTTGTCCTGTTTTTCCCGAGCTTCCAACAATTCCCCCGCCAATGCCCCCATTCGAAAAATGAGTGTCAGCTTGGTCAGGTGAGCTTGCTCCTTGCTCAAATTGTTCTGAATCGTTTCGAGTGTCTCCATGTTATGCCTTAAAATTTTGTTTGATTAGTTTCTGTTGAACACGGGCCAGTTTATACTCCAGTAAAGAGTCGAGACCATTGTAAAGTAGTAAATCATCCAGACTAATTTCAGTCAGAATATCATTGGGCTCCATAGTTCCTTTAGATTCGAAAAATTTTTCGATGTGATCGTTATAAGAACCCATCCCCAAATATACGAACGCTTGGAACTTAAGAGATTTCGTACCTTCTGTGGGATCTAGAATGTGACCTCCTAGCATGGTGTCGAATTCCCAGTTTCTTACCCGTGTTCTTAAATGGTATCGGGTCCACCGCTCCTCGAACTTTAGATTAGCTGCTATCTTGCCTAGCGGACTCCTCAGTAATTCCCTCGTTGCTTTAACAGCTTCCCCATACCACGGATAAGCTATGGTCTTTTTACCTTCCCAACAGACAGAACACGAAACAATCTGACTGGCCGGACCTTCAGGCTTCAACATATTGCCCTCGTAATCGAAGGCCACCGTTCCACCTTTACGAATCATTTTCCGTAAAATCTTGGCAGCCCTCTTCACATCGTAAATTCTATCGATGTCCTGATCCCATGTTGGGATAGTCTTCCACGGTCTTCTGAGACGTGTGACTGCTTTCGCTATGTGTTTCTTAAAGAAAACCTCCGGCAGGGGGTTCTTGCCGTCTTTCTCCATCAGGACATAGTGAGGGTTATACGTCGGACATACCCACGCATTAATCTGTTGGGAAGGGATATTATAACCATTCCAGCGCTCGGCCTTTCCAACTCCCGGCTTCCACAACCAGCCTATGACACTTCGGACAGCATGACCACCCAACAGAATAATACATTTTGGTTTCAGTTTTTTGATACGCTTAATGATGTTGGGTCGGCAGTGTTCAATATGCTGTGGAGTCACTTTTGACGACGGCTTGCAAATGAGTGCATAATCCAGCCAGCAATCCTCATGGAGGTCGATGCCGTGCCGGTTTAGCTCCCGCTCCAATAGGGAAGTGCTTTCGCTTTCCAAAGACCCTGTATCGTCTTCCGCCTTCGACGGGTGGGCAGATACAATCAAGATTCCTTTCTTACCTAGGCCTGTAGTTTCCCGTTTCGGACGTTTACATTTCTTAGCGAACCCACACGCCCCACACTTGGGAAGCATAGATGGTGGAGCTTTGACTTGTGCTAGTTTGCTTCCGGGGAAAAAGCCTTGGATAGTCATTCACCGGCCTCTACGACTCCTAAACAGGTCACGTAAGTAAATGAACCACCTTTGACCTTGAGTCGGTCCTTAGTGATTTCGCATTTGTTGTGCTGCTTCGTGATTTCAGTTAGGAGTTGAGGGTCAATCATAAAAGACAAGTCTCCTCCTTCATACTGAACAGCTTTCGTTTCTTGGTACCAACCTGACACCCCTCGACCTGTTACACGAAGCTTACCGGCTTTGAGATCAATTGAAACGTGGTTACCTTCGCTATTCTCGGCTGAAAAGACTTCGGCCTTCTCCGCGGCTTCTACAAGTCCTTTAGGCAGGACAGTGGGCTCCCCCGTCACCTTCAATAGGGAGCCCACGTCCAGCAATGCTCCGGGATCCACCTCGTCCAGCTGATGCCTTCTGCACGATAGGACTAGCCCGGTTGGATTTCTGAAATGGAGCCAAGACCCCGTCTCACAGATTTCCGTCATCCCTAATGGATGGATATGTTTCAATGAACTGGCTCGGACTAGGATGGGTTTCTCAACACCAGTCCTCATCTTGAAGCGAGCGATTTGGAGGTTGTCGTAAGCTTCGACGTGTTTAGGATGAATATGGACGCACGTGGTCGAAAAGCTGTCAGCTTCCTTCCCGGCGCATTTCTCCACAAGCATTACGCCCTCAGAAAACTTAGGAGCTAAGGGCTTCCACCCTTCTTCTGTCGGAGCATCTACATCATCAATTGGTAGGACAACGTCCGCCTCCATACGGACGCCCCCCTGCCTCCGTTTCCCCTTGAACCTCAATTCTCCGTCTCCTAATTTGACAGAAAGTTGCTCCTCTGCAAGCTTCCGCAAAATAGCTAGGAAGGGTTCGGCCTGAACAGCTCCTTCGATGTTCAGGGGGGAAGATAGTGAACAGGCTATCTCGTCATTAAATGTCGAGACCCGTCCACCTTGAAATACGAAACACGAGGACTGTTCCACAATGTCTCGTTTTGATATGCCGGGCATGACTGACTCTAGCACGTTAAGCAATTCAATCCGTTCAATCTTCAATTTTGCATCCTCTTTTCTGTGCGATTCTTCTGAACCTTGGATCGGGTTTCGTTTTGTTATGGGAATGTTCGAAGGTCAGCATCACGTTAGCCTCTGTTCCCAAAACGGTGTCTTCTTCGGGATGGCTTCCGTTATTAGCCCTGCCACTGTAAAAGATAATCGGGCCTTCTTCTTTAATCCGAACTCCTTTACGTTTCTTAGGAATTTTAGGGGGCTGAGGGCTATTAAATCCACGGGGGGCTCGTCGCCTGTACTTGGGATCTAATTCATCACGAAGAATTTCAAAGAATTTGAGATTGGCAATCCGCCTCAAGTCATGGCAAGTGAGAACACCATCTCTATTGCCTCCTACAGTTCCCAAAGGAATAGCGAGATACCGTAGCCACTCTTTGACTAGCTGTTGCTCCTTGAGTTTCATGGACAGGAAATGCATGGAGTTCTCTTGGCCCTTAGTCGGATGTTCTTCGCTCATGAAGACATTCCATGGGTTGCAATGTTTAGGCCAGTTATCCGCAGACAACCCAGCATTAACCAGATCGTCTTGTGTGAAAATCCAATTACCACGACGGTACCTCGGCATTAGAATCTGACCGAAAGCTCCTTTTTTGGTCCAAGTTGTTGAATCCACACTCCACCACGGGTATCGAAGCAGATACTCGTGACTCGTGACCCCAAACCCGTGAAGCCTGACTCGTGGCTTCCCTTTTTTACAGATGAAGTCGAAACAACGATCTACCCAATGTTTGCAAAACGGTTTGGCTAGACTGCCCACCAGTCCCCCTAATCCGATGGTTTGGTATCCTTCTTCCACATAGCGACGAAACCAGATGTTAATGTCCGCTCCAAGATGAACAACGGGAACTGGTTTGATTCCTGCCTTCTCCAAATACTTCAGATTCCGATAGGACAAAGAGTGAGAGTCCATGCCAGCCGGAGGCCGTCCCGGATTCCTAAAGGGAAGGACGTCGACGCTGGCACAAAGGTCGATTGCTTTCTGATATTTCTTCACGAAGGCAACGTATTGGTCCATGTATTCGAAGAACTCTTTAGTCTGATAGAACTCCCATCGGTTGAATACTTTTGGGCCGTTGTCCAAAGAGTAAAGGATCCAGAATCGAAAAAGTGACAATTCACATTCTCGATATTGACTATTCGTTCTTCAGTTCGCCGCTTTGCCATGAGGCTCCTTTTTAAAAAATGAATTGGGAGGGCGGTTGAGGTGACGCTATTAAGCTAACCGGGAATCTCCTCAACCTATCGTCAACTTTTCAGCTCCCCGCCCTTGTCGGATCAACGCGGTCTCGGTTCAATGATACCCGAGCCTAACCAGAGCCTCCCAATTCTATTCTAGTCTTTAATCAGTTGGAGTAATTCTGATCGAGCCTGACTCTTGTCATCTCGAAAGACACCTACCATGGAAGACGTGACCATGGATGAATTTTGCTTCCTGATACCACGGCAGCTCATACACTGGTGCTTCGCTTCGATGATGCAGGCCACCCCCCGCGGCTCCAAATGAGCTTGCAATGCATTAGTGATCTGCATAGTCATCTGCTCTTGTATCTGCAGTCGGCGAGCATACATATCGAGAATCCGGGCTAGTTTCGACAGGCCAATCACCTTTCCGTTTGGGATATAGGCAATGTGAGCAATTCCAATAAAGGGGAGCATATGATGCTCGCACATACTTGAAAATTCACAATTCTTGAGCAGGACCATTTCATCATAGCCTTCACCGTCGAACACAGTCAGGAAGTCCTCTGGATTTTGACCATAACCAGAACACAAATCGCCCCACGCCTTCACCACACGCTTGGGAGTATCCCGGAGACCTTCTCGTCTTGGGTCTTCCCCTATGTGTTGCAGGATTCGGATTACGGCATCGGTAGGACCTTCTCCTTCGTC